AAACTTGTGCGAGATCGGTGTTATAAGCAGGCTATAGCTGAAATTCGAGAGAAATGCGTGGTTTTATGTGCTAATTGTCATCGAAAAGGGCAATTCTGATGAAAAAGTAGGCAAAAATAGGAAAATCTTCCCGATCGGGGCATTTTGTAAGAAAAAATTAATGACTCTTTAATAAGGCTTTAACCTATTTAAGGACTCATTAATAAGTCAATAAAACTACCCGAATAATTCGGACAACGTGTACAAAATGTCGGTAAATCTGTACATATTCTGACAATATGTATAAAAAACGGCAAAAAGTGTACACTTCGATTGGGTGGTTAAGCCGTCGCTAGAGGATATGACAAGTAATGAATTTTGCGGCTTTCTGCATTACGAGTTTTAGTCATCAAATCTACACCCATGGGGGAAAGCGGATGGTTTACTAACCCGATGCTTCACATACATTGCGCAAGTACCCCACCACATGCTAATATACACACATGCCATATAAAGACCCCAAAGACCCCCGCCGGTATGCTGCCACTGCCAGGTATCGTGCAAAAAACATGGATGCTCATAGAGCAGGTGTCAAAATACGAAATGAAAGGTACAAAACTCAGTGGAAAGAGTTCAAATTAAGCCTAAAATGCGCACTATGCACCGAAAATCACCCCTCTGCACTTGATTTTCACCATGTAAAACGCTCTCCAAACAACAAAAAGGTGCATAAACTTGTGCGAGATCGGTGTTATAAGCAGGCTATAGCTGAAATTCGAGAGAAATGCGTGGTTTTATGTGCTAATTGTCATCGAAAAGGGCATCATTATGAGCACTATGGAATCCCTTTAGACGACCCAAATTACCACCAATATGAAGAATGGTTCATCATTAAATCCATAAAAACACTTGACACATAGCTACACCGTACACATAATACGCACATAACTCATCAAAAGGAGAAGCACATGGCATTAAACTTTATGAAATTTTTTAAAGGCGGCGAAACTAAAGCTAAAGAAGCTGCAGAAAAGAAATTAACTCCAGCTCAATATGCAAAAGGCGAAAAAAGCGAAGGTAAAAAATCCACTTCAGCCAAAAAACCGATGCGTAGTGCAGCAGTTCCAGCTAAGAAAACAGTTGCTGTAAAAAAGCCGATGGCTAAGAAGAAGTAAACATGAAGCGTCATAACTTTTTTCTACCGGACGAAGTAGTAGAAGAGCTCAAGGAGACTGCACACCAAGAGCGTACTACGATGTCTGATTTAATCCGCAAAGCGATCACAGCATACCTCGATGGACGAAGAACTAATTCCGACAGCGCCACCGGCGCTTGATGTACCTCAGGAGTTAATTCTTACCATAGCGATGGGGATGGAAGAACCCCGTGAAATTGCATCACGCTATGGATTTGAAGGAGCTCGCTGGGAGAAGCTGCAACAGTGGAAACCGTTCAGAGATGCGGTAGCCCAGAAAGTCGCCGAGCTTGAAACATCAGGCATAACGTTCAAAATTAAGGCGAAAGCACTTACAGAGGATGTGTTTGAGGATGCGTACAAAATTGCAAGAAGCAACGATGCAACGCTTTTACAAAAGCTCGAGTTCGTCAAACTGGGAGCTAAGTTGGGTGATATGGAACCGAAAACGAATACTCAAGCAGTGGCGGGCCCCGGGTTCTCGATTACGATCAATTTATCACCGCCGAAAGAGGAGCCTGTCATTATCGATCAAGTTGAGGAAGTTATTAAGATTGAGCAGGTTGAGGAAGTAAAGCCGAAAAAGAAAAAGAAGGCATGACCCACTTAACATACACACCACCGGCGAGCGCTGCACCGTTTTTAACCGACGAGTCGTTTATATCGTTAATAGTAGGGCCAGTGGGTAGTACAAAGACTACTGCTGGAATCATGAAGATTGCATACCATGCGAGTCGTATGGCGAAATGCAGAGACGGTATTCGAAGGTCTAGAGCGATTTGGATTCGTAATACACGAGAGCAGTTGCGAGATACAAGTATTCCTGACGTACTGCGTTGGTATCCGGATGGGCAGGCAGGTGTATTTGAAAAGACTAACTACAAATTTATCTTAAGGTTTGATGATGTTGAATGTGAAATTCTTTTTCGTGGCCTTGATGATTCTAACGACGTACGGCGTCTATTGTCTTTACAGGCTAGTTTTGGGATCTTGGATGAGTTCCGAGAGATCAACCCAGACATTTTTAATGCACTGCAAGGACGTCTGGGCCGTTATCCTTCTAAATTGGATAATGCTGTTGGTTGTGTTACTGACGACGGTAAGTCTAATGCGCATATTTGGGGAATGACAAACCCACCTGATATGGACACCTTTTGGGAAACATATCTAAGTGAACCACCAAAAAACGCAGCATGTTATTTCCAGCCATCAGGTTTATCTCAAGAGGCTGATTGGCTTGAATTTCTACCGGATGGATACTATGAAAACTTGGCTGAAGGCAAATCTGAAGACTGGATTGACGTTTATATCAATGCTAAGTTTGGTAAGTCTCTTAGCGGTCAGCCTGTCTTTAGGGCTTTCGACTCTGATATCCATGTTAGTAAGAAACCACTTAACTACATTAAACTGTCTACTAATCCTCTGATAATTGGTATGGACTTTGGCTTGACACCTGCGTGTACAATAAGTCAAGTTGACCCTCAGGGGAGATTTCTAACCTATGCGGATTTGGTTTCCGAGGGGATGGGTACGCTCAGATTTGTCCGTGAAAAGCTAAAACCGCTACTAGCTAATAAATTTCCGGGTATGCCATGCTTAATTATTGGTGACCCAGCTGGTACACAAAGGGCTCAGACAGATGAGCGAAGCGTGTTTGATATCCTAAAGCAAGAAGGTTTTAGAGTAATTCCAGCACGATCAAACTCAGTTGTAGCACGATTATCGGCTGTAGATGCACTTTTGACCCGTATGGTAGATGGAAAAACGACGATGTTGATTGATCCGTCATGCAGAAACATAATTAATGCGCTAAGAGGCGGATATAGGTATAAAATAAAAACAAATGGTGAAACGGATGATAAACCCGAGAAGAACCAGTATTCGCACGTCGCAGATGCTTTTCAGTATGCTTGTTTACATGCGGATGGCAATTTAACAGGCGGTGTATTAACTAAAAAAGCTCGTATTGTAGAAAAAAGTACGTTCGTTTGGGAATAATGGTTGACACATCATACACTTATGAGTTACAAAGCAATTATTAACATCCAGAAATAATCTATGGAATCTGCGTTGAACATCACAAACGCTACTGCTCCCGGTTACACATCGGTTGGCGGTATCGTACCAATTAAGTCTATCAAGCAGCTCCAAGAAGAGGAGCGAGCTGCAGCCGTCACTGCAAATTCAAGCACAGTGATCCAAAATCTTGCAGCGTATATTAAACAAAAATGGTGGTACGCTCGTATGGCGAAAGAGTATACGGTTGAGCAGCAAATGCTTAAATCGATACGTGCTCGCCGTGGTCAGTATGATCCTGACAAGTTAGCACAGCTGCGTGAGCAAGGTAGTTCTACAATCTTCATGATGCTGACGTCTAACAAGTGCCGTGCGGCCTCTAGTTGGTTACGTGACGTCGTTATGTCAACTCCAGAAGAAAAGCCCTGGAGCCTGCGTCATAGCCCCATTCCTGACATGCAGCCGGACATCTTGCAAGACTTAATGATGCAAGCCCAGCAAAAACTTCAGATGATGCTAGCTCAAGGCATGAATCCATCTGATATAGAAGTTCGTGAAATGCTGCTTCGTTTAAAAGATGAAGCATATCGCCAGCTTGGTGATATTGCAGAAGAAACTGCTCAACGCATGGAAAAGAAAATGCACCAGCAGATGATTGAAGGGAATTGGACTACAGCATTTGCTCAGTTTATTGATGACCTTGTAACATTCCCTGCTGCAATTCTTAAAGGCCCTGTTGTTCGCAACCGTCCTGAGTTAAAATGGATAAAAGGCCCAGATGGTCAGTACGAATTACAAGTAAAACAAACCCTAGCATTAGAGTGGGAACGTGTAAGCCCTTTTAACTTATACCCTGCGCCTGATGCATCAACAATTCAAGACGGATATTTAATTGAAAGACACAAACTCTCTAGAGCAGACCTTCACGAACTTATCGGCGTTGACGGCTATAGCGATGGCGCAATACGTGGAGTATTGGAGCAATATGGCAAAGGTGGACTCCGTGAGTGGATATACGTCGACCTTACAAAGGCTACAGCAGAAGGCAAATCAACGACAGCAGCTGGCCAAAACCCTTCTGAGCTCATAGATGCATTACAGTTCTGGGGTTCAGTACAAGGCCGTTTGCTACTCGATTGGGGTATGTCTGAAGAAGAAGTTCCTGATCCTATGGCTGAATATCCAATTGAAGCTTGGCTTATTGGAACTTGGATTATCAAAGCAGTTATCAATCCTGACCCACTTGGTCGCAAGCCTTATTATAAAACTTCCTACGAAGAAATCCCTGGAGCATTCTGGGGTAATTCTGTTGCTGACTTGTGCCGTGATACTCAAGACGTTTGTAATGCTGCTGCTCGTAGTTTGGTTAATAACATGTCTTTGGCCTCTGGCCCCCAAGTAGTCTATAACATTGATCGCTTACCTGAAGGCGAAAACGTAACTCAGTTGTACCCATGGAAGATTTGGCAAGTTACTGCTGATCCGATTGGTTCTGGCGCTAAACCAGTAGAGTTCTTCCAACCTTCCACACAAGCTAACGAATTAATGGCCGTATACGAGAAATTTGCAGTATTGGCTGACGAATACACAGGTATTCCACGTTATATGACTGGCGGATCTCCTACGGGCGGTGCTGCTAGAACAGCTTCTGGTATGTCCATGCTTATGACTAATGCCGGTAAATCCATCAAACAAGTCATTGCAAATATTGACGAGCATGTAATTAAACCATGTGTAGCCCGTCTCTATTACTACAACATGCGCTATTCAGACGATCCTGATCTTAAAGGCGATGTAGATATTGTAGCCCGTGGAGCAGCGTCTATTCTTGAAAAAGAACAAGCCCAGCAGCGTAGAAACGAATTTTTACAAGTTGCCCTTAATAGCCCAGCAGCACAACAAGTCGTTGGTATGGAAGGTATTGCAGAACTTTTACGCCAAGCAGCTGGTACACTAGACATGAATGTTGATAAAATTGTTCCGTCGCCAGAGCAGATGAAAGTTAAACAAGCAGAAGCTAATCAGATGATGGCTATGCAGCAAGCGGCCGAAGCTACTAATCAACAACAAGGTAATCCACAATCAGGCGGAACTCCAGCAGCCCTCCCGGGCGGAGCTGAACTGATGAATGGCGCACCAGTAACAGATCGTTTTTCGCAGTAAAGCTTGACAAAGTTGTATAGACGTTGTAAATAGTAACTAAATCAAGTAGTTACTTGATTAATTTAAGGAGTTTTTATGAAAGCTATTTCCCCAATGGAAAAGCGCTCATCCGAATATGCACAAGAGTCTGCAAAGACTGATGGCATGAGTAAAGGTGGAGCTGTTGGAGCCGGTGGTTCTGATGGTAACAACGACTCACTCGGTAAGCGTGGCGGTAAAGAATATGCGCAGGATTCTGCCAAAACTGAAGGCCTTTGCAAGTAAGTGATAAGGCTTGATGAGCGAGTAGCCCGTTGTTTTCAACGACTACAAGCAGAAGAATTTGCACCATTAGTTGAATACCTCAAGGAGAGCCGTAACGGAACCTTAGAGCAACTAGTTGACGCAGTGCAGCAAGACAGAATTTACCGGTTACAAGGTGAGGCCGGGATGATAGGTGACTTACTTACCTACATTAAAAACTCTAACGAGTTAGTCACCAAATTAAGCGCTAACCGTAAAGGTTAGTTAAACAACCCGTAGTAGCAGACCGTTATCGAGTTTGCGCACACCCATAGCGGAGCGCATGCGAGAGTCGGAGCTAAGGAGATAGAAATGGCATTGCCAAAGGCAGTTCAGCAACAGCTGGAAGAAGCAGATCGTTTAGTGGCTACAATTAATGGCGATAAGACCGGGGAGGACTCCTCGGAGACTAACCCAGGAAATGAAGAAAAAGATTTACTTGTTAATGTTGAAAGACAAGATAATCCGCCAGAAAATGAAACGCCGCCTGACAATACTGTTTCGCAAGAGACAAAACCGACGGAAGTTCCTGATGAAAAATGGTCACATAAATACCATACTTTAAAGGGAATGTACGATGCAGAAGTACCAAGGTTACATAGCCAAGTGCGTGAGATGCAAACGCAAATTCAGCAGTTAATTGCTGATAAGGCTACGATTGAGGCTACTAAAGCTGCAGAAGTACCGAAGGCAGCATCTCTAATCACTGACGAAGACAAAGAAGCATTCGGCCCTGATTTGATTGATCTTATTGAACGTGCAACGGATTCAAAAGTAGCTAGTCTACGTGAACGAGAAACACAGTTAATGAGTAAGATTAAAGAGCTAGAAGGACAATTAGGTAATGTGACTGAACGTCAAGTTGTGTCTGAAAAAGATCGCTTCTTGAATGGTTTATCACAGCAAGTACCTGATTGGGAAGCACTTAATGTAGATCCAGGCTTTTTAGCTTGGTTGCAAGAAGTAGACCCAGTCTATGGTATTCCTAAGCAAGCGGCGTTATCTAACGCTTATGAAGGTGGAGATGTAGCTCGTGTAGCCACAATCTTTAACTCTTATAAGAGCATGGTAGCTCCTAAAGCACCTAAAGCCAAAACAGGACAACAGGAACTTCAGCGTCAAGTTGCGCCGACCCGTACTCGCTCGGGAACGCCTCCGAACAGTAGTGAATCTGAACAATATTTCTCTCACCAGGATATTGAACAGTTTTACACAGACTGGCGACGAGGTGTCTACGATGATGCAGAGGCGGCAAGCATGGAAAAACAAATTCACGCTGCAGCAGCCGAAGGACGTATTCGATAAGAAACATCTGGGGCTAAAGCGGCACAAATAAACAGACACTACAAAGGAAAATTTAAATGTCTACTTTAACCCCAGCAGCAACCTACCCCATTAACTCGGGTGGTTTTAACGCACCAAATGGCCAAACTGCTTACAGCGGTACAGCTTACTCTGGTACTTTTATTCCTACACTCTGGTCAGGCAAACTGGCTCAGAAGTTTTACGCAGCTACTGTTTTTGGCGAAATCGCTAATACAGATTGGCAAGGCGACATCACTGGTATGGGCGATACAGTAATTATCAACACCATCCCAACAATCACAATTAACAACTACTCTATTGGTCAGAACTTGGCTTATGAGATTCCTACTCCAAGCACAATCACTTTGACAATTGCTAAAGGTAAGTATTTTGGTGTTAACGTGAACAACGTCCTTGAACTGCAAGCTAAGCCAAAATTGATGGATGTATTCACCAATGACGCTGCTATGCAGATGAAGATCAACATCGATACCGATGTATTGCTTGGTACTTTTAACCAAGGTGCTGCTGCTAACCAAGGTGCAACTGCAGGTGCTATTTCTGCTGCATTTAACCTCGGTACTGACGCTGCTCCTATTACATTGACAGCTTCTAACATTCTTCAGAACATCACAGCTTTGTCTTCTGTATTGGACGAGTCTAACGTTCCTGAGACTGACCGTTGGTTAATTATTACCCCAACAGAGCGTCAAATCCTAATGCAATCTAACTTGGCACAAGCTCAGTTTATGGGTGACCCATCAAGCGTATTGCGTAACGGAAAAATCGGTATGATCGATCGTTTCACTGTATATGTGTCTAACTTAGTCCCACGTGCAGCCGCAACTTACAACTGGGATGGTACACAGTCTGGCGCATCTACTTATTTGAAGCGTCATGCAATGATCGCCGGCCACAAGTCTGCAATCACTTTTGCATCACAAATCGCTAAAGTTGAGAGCTTACAGAATCCTAACGATTTCGGTACATTGATCCGTGGTTTGAACGTTTATGGCTACAAAGTTGTACAGCCTAAAGGTTTGGCTTTAACCGTAGTAGCAGGCTAATGCTAATGGTGGGGGAATTCCCCCACCTAACTAACTAGGAGATTTAAATGACGAGTCAAAGTAAGCTCATTGGATTGGGCGTATGGGGTGAAGCAGCAGAGCAAGTTATCGCTGGCGATGTAGTAACAGGTTTAGTCGCTGCCGGTTCTACTCAAGCTACTGCGTTATCCTTAGGTACAGCTGACCTGGCTATTTTTGCAACTGTAGCAGCATCCACAGGCGCAATTCTTACCTCAGGTTCAGGTGGCGCTAAAATTATTGTCCGTAACGGTGGTGCAAACGCTCTGTTGGTATACCCACCAGTAGGCGGCTACATGAACGGTGCTTTAAATACAGGTTTATCTGTTGCAACAACAAAAAATGCTATGTTTATCTCGAACGACGGGATCAACTGGTATTCAATCGTTTCAGCGTAATAAAATAGAGGGGGCGATCCCCCCTCTTCCATATATAATAGAGATATGAGCACAATAACAGCACAACATATCATTGATAAAGCCGTAATTCAGCTTACTGACGTTTCCGGTGTTCGCTGGACTCGCTCTGAGCTTTTGG